AAGGCCATAAAAGCAACAAGTAGAGAAATAAAAAGAGTTACCTCATTAATAACAGGGGCGGCTGATGAGTTTAATGATGCTGTTACCTCTTTAAATGAGCTTGTTAATGATGCAGGGGCTTTAATACAAGCACCGAGTGAATTAGCTGCAAAACTGGAAGCTTCATTTGATAATATTGGATTTGCCTTTGAAAATGCTAGTGATTTATTTAATGTTACTAAGCTTCTAACTCCTTTCTTTGCAGCCTCAGAGGATACACCCGTTGGTTCTTCTTCAACTTCTTTAGATATAAAAAGCAATCAAGCTTTAATTAATGACTATGTAAGTTCAACAGCCTTATCAATTGCCTATGAACAGTCCACTTTAATTAATATTACTGATTTAGATCAACTTAATCAAATTAAAGAGTCTTTAGAGTCTTCTTTTAATTCTTTGTCAGATACTCTGGATAGAGATATTTATAATATTTTATTAGAAATGAGAGCTGAGGCTAATAGCTATTTAAACTCGTTGCTTTTGTCATTACCGAGAGTCGTAGAAATTGAAACACAAGAAACTAGTTTATCAAGCCTTGTATATAGTATTTATGGAGACTTAGACAACAAAAAGACTATTAAAGATCTAAATAAAATTAGAGATACAAGCAGAGTTTCTGGAACTATTAAAGTTTTAAGTTATGGCTAATAATATATTTTTTGAAATTAATGGAGAAAGATATTTCGGCTTTCAGAATGTAGTTGTTGAAAAATCATTATTAAATTTATCATCCTCTTATACTGCCACTCTTGTTTCAAAAGAAACAGTTGATCAAACAAGAACAAGTCTAAATCCAATTAAAATAAAAGATAGCGTAGCTATTTATATTGATGATGATCTGGTTTTAACTGGTTTTGTTGAGGTTTTAAATGTTGTATATGATGCTTCAAGTCATATTATAGAAATTGCAGGACGTGATAAAGCTTGTGATTTAATAGATAGTAGCGCAACGCCAAATAGTTATAACAACATAACAACTGTAAAAAAGTTAATTGAAAAAGCTTTAAAAAATAACGGGTTTTCAGATTTAAAGGTAAGTAAGTCACCGTCTGACTTAGATGATAGTTTGGAGGATGGGGAGAAAATACAAGTTGAGCTCGGTGAAACTATATTTAGTTTTTTAGATAGATATGCAAAAAAGGCTCAAGTATTAATAACAACTGATAATGAAGGAAACTTATTAATTACAAGAGAAGGAAGCCAAACCGCAAACAGTGATTTAATTAGCTTAAAAGGGAATGCAAAAAACAATATCTTTTCTGCTAATATGAACTTAAATACATCTGATAGGTTTAATGAAATTAGCATATTTGCAAATGATACAAATACAAGCTTTGACAAAACAACTATAAATCAAAATGCTGTTGCTTATGATACAGATATAAGAGAGACTCGAAAAATTATAATATTACCTCAAGAAACTAGCCAGGCAAAGATTTTAAAGCAATCTGCACAATGGCAAGTAAACGTAAGAAGAGCGAAGGGTATAACTTATCAATGTACGGTAGTTAATTTTAGAGATCAAAATGAAGAGGGTAGTTTATGGCAAGTAAATAGCTTAGTAAATGTAATAGATGATAAATGCGGTTTAGACTCTCAGTTTTTAATATCCGCTGTTAAGTTCTCAAAAAGCTTGGAAGGAAGCTTTACAACTATTAAATTAGTGAATAAAGGGTGTTTTACTAATGATCCTTTAAGTTTAGTTAAAGATGAAATAGGAACGGGTTTTTAATTTAAGCAAAAACTTTAGTTTGGCCAGAGCTATTAATTGTAACTGGGTAAGTTCCAGCACTAGAGCCGCTTGGAATTGTAACACTCATGCTTGCATTTTGATTTAATACTAAGGAAGTGGCGTCTCCTAAGTCAATTTGTGTTCCTTCAATTGTCACATTATTAGAGCACTCAACTTCAATATCACCATTATTTTTAAAGGTTATTTTGTTAGTGTTATTTTTAAAGTTACCAATTGCAACTTCATTATTTTCAAGATCGGTGGGTTGTAAAGTTGGATTATATGGAAATCCAAAGGCATTATTGCTTGAGCCACTTGGCAAAATTAACAGAATCAAACTCCCAGTTGATACATTGCTTTGCATATTAGAGAAAAAGCCATAGGGATAGAGCATTAAAACATCGTCAATAATTTTGCCAGTTTTAACTTGAACTTGCGCTCGATTGCCATTGTCAATCATTCTTACTAAATAGCCTTTTAATACTTCCATTTTCTTAAAAATATTTTATTATTAGTGTAACAATTCTTTCTAAATATGGCAATAGATTTGAAAATTACTCAAAACACCAGCGGTTCGTTTGATATTAGCTTTGAAAATGGTGATTTTAAAAGTATTGATGACTTGGAGTCTGCCTTGTTAATGTCTATCTATTACAAACAAAGAGCAAGTGAGGATTTAGTTCAAGTTCCACAATATAGGCAAGGCCATTTTACAGATTTGTTTAATACAGATACAAATTATCAAGTTGGGAGTTTAGCTTGGTATTTTTCAGAACAAAGAAAAATAAATGAACAAAACACAAGCTTACTCGAAGACACCATTAAAAACGATGGTTTACAATGGTTAATTGACGACAATATAGTTGATGATGTTTCGGTTGAGGCTACAGTAAGCAATTCACAAATTACACTCAATATTGCTTTAAAGCCTAAAAATGAACAAAACAGCAAATATTATCAACTTTTTCTAAATACATTTAATTAAAATAATGACAATAACAAGGCCTTCATTAAGTGAAATCAGATCAAGATTAATAACTGATTTAATACAATCAGTTAATACAGGGGTTTCAGATACTTCTAAACATATTGACCCTAATATCAGAAACAGTCTAATAAAGGGCTTTGTTGATTCAATGACCGCAGGCTTTGATGAAAACTTTGATTCAATAGAAACTTTACAGAAAGACCTTTTTCCATATTCAACAGAAGATGAAGACGTAATTTTAGATTGGGCTGCAACCTATGGAATAACAAGAAAGACAGCAACAAATGCAAGCGGACTAGTTACATTTTCAGGAGATGCAACGACCTTAATTCCCTCTGGTACTGAACTGCAAACAGCTTCAGGTTTAGAATATACAACCCAAGCACTAGGCACAGTTTCAAGCAATACTGTAAATATAACTTCATTAACAAGATCAGGCTCTTTAGTTACAGCGGTTACTGCTTCAGATCACAATTTGGCAAGTGGTATTGAGGTAACAATAAGCGGAGCAACAGAAACCGATTATAATATTACAGCAACTATTACAGTAACAGACACAGATGCTTTTACTTATGAAGTAACGACAACGCCAACAAGCCCAGCAACAGGGAGTCCACAAGTTACTTTTGTAACTGCAAGTGTCGAGGTTCAGTCAAGTGACGTTGGTTTAGATTATAATGCTGTTTCTGGTACAGGATTATCTTTGATAAGTCCAATTAGTGGTCTAGATAGCAATGCTTTTGTTCAATATACAGAAATTACAGGTGGAACAGACTTAGAAAGTAATGAGGAATTAAGAACAAGAATAAATGAAAGGACTGCAAATATGGCTGCACCTTTTACACTTGCTGGCCTACCGTCATTTATTAAAGAGAACAATTCGGGAGTAACAAGGGTTTGGGTTCAGGCTGCCACGCCTTCACCTGGTTACACTTCTATTTACTTTACGAGAGATAACGACACTAATATATTACCAAGCTCGGCTGAGGCTGCCGAAGTTAAAGAATCTATAACAAACGATGAAACTGGAATATTACCTGCCAATATGTCAGAAAGTTCATTAACTGTTAGCTCTCCAGTTGGTGTCAGTGTTGATATTACTTTTACTTCATTAAGTCCTAATACTAGCGTTATGCAAACAGCTATAAATTCTTCTTTATCTGATTTCTTCAAAAACAATACAAATGTAAATGAAAACGTAACTCTTGATAATATTAAAAGAATTATTTCTAGCACTTTTGATAGCTCAGGAAATATTCCGATTTATACTTTAAGCGCACCAAGCTCAGATATTTCTATATCAAGTGATGAGTTGGGTATATTAGGCACAATTACTTATCCTTAGTTTATGAGCAATTATTTAAAAACTAGAACAACTCAAGAGCAAGCTGATGTTTTGGCCTCTTATTTGCCAGACAATGCTATTTTTGCAGAGAAAAATAATTTAGATTCAAATTATAGAAAATTATTAAATGGCCTTGCTGTTGAATTTAAAAGGCTAAGAAATGTTATAAACTCTATTAGATCAGATTACTTTCCTGAAAATACAACAGAATTTATTGAAAACTGGGAGACTCAATTAAATATTCCAGATGAGTGTATTGATGTTTCAACAGATATTTCTGAAAGAAGAAACAATGTAATGCTTAAATTAAATGGTGTTAATGCGACAACAAAAGAAGATTTTGAAGCAATGATTGCGGCTGCTGGAATTGATGCAACTATATCAAATGCTGTAGATCAAGCCAGTTTGCCTCTTACGTTGCCATTTTTGTTAGTTGATAGTGATCATGCCCCTTTTACAATAATCGTTAATCTAGACGCAAGTTTAGAGCCTTCAGGGCTGCCTTTAACTTTACCTTTTACTTTATCAAGCCAAGCACCTTCTAATATTGAATGCCTTTTGAGAAAATATATTCCTGCACACTGCCAAGTTATATTTAGATATTCTTAAGAAAAAAAAGCTTAAATTTTTAAAAAGAAAATAATTTTGATTAATGTATTATTACCTTAATTAAGGTTTTTTTATGGCTAAGTTCGATTCTAAAGTTGATGGTAATCAAGTATCTGGTGATGAGTATAACAATATTGTTGTTGGTCTTAAAAACGTTATAACAAGTTCAGATCAAACAATCGATACAAGTAATACTCAAATTACTAAAGGAATTGCAGATTATGCTGCCGTGGGAACTTTTTACGCTGAAAGCGGAACTGCAAATGCTTATGTTTTATCTAGCATTGGGTCAAGATTAGCACCAAATGCTTATGCTGAAGGAATGGAGATAAGATTTAGAGCAGGAAATTCAAACACTGGGGCTTCAACTGTAAATGTAGCAGGGTTAGGACTTAAAAACATAAAAAAAGCAGATGGCAGCACTGATATAGAAAGTGGTGATATTTCAACAGATTATGACACTAGAGCAAGATATGATGGGACTGTTTTTAGATTATCAAGTTTTAGCGATATTAATAATTTATCAATTAATGGCAAATTAAACTCACCACAAACTACACAAACTATATCAAGTGGAGCAATAACTTATAATCAGTTAGTTTGTAACTTAAGAGGCGAAGGTAATTCAGATGATACTTTAACTACTATTAATGGTGGAACTACTGGAGATATAATTATCTTAAGCAAAGGAGGAACAGAAGATGTAACTTTAGATCATGGGGTAGGAAATATTTTTCTACGCGGTGGTGTTGATAGACTTTTAACAGAAGGTGGCGACAAAATAACTTTATACTACGATGGTACAAACTGGACACCGTTAGCTATTGAAAGCTCAAGAGATTTTCAATCTTCTAATTCTAATAATGGTTATACTTATTTACCAAATGGGCTGATAATTCAGTGGGGAAGATCTACAACAACTATTGGAACAAACACAACTATAAATATTACTTTTCCGATTACTTTTAATACTGATGTTTATACAGCCTATTGCCAGCCAGTAACTTATGGCGGAACAAATGATGAGTGTTCGCAAGTTTCTTGCGTTGCTACAACAACAAGTAATTTAAGTATTACTAATCATGACAACGACACTACTATTACGCAGATCCGATGGTTTGCTTTGGGTACATAATAAAATAATAAAGTTATAAAAATGATAAAAGTAAAATACAATCAAGAAACAACAAAAGTTGAGGGTTTTTATCCTAGTTTTATTAATTATCCTAATAGTATAATAGATGAGGAAGCTAAGACAATAGATGGCTCGCCATATATTGAGGTTACAGAAGAAGAACATCAAGCAGCTTTAGAGCTAAATATAGCTGCTGTTGTAGATGGCAAATTAACAGAATATACCAAAACCGATCAAGAATTAATAGAGGAGCTTAAAAACTCTAAATTGGCAGCATGCAATTCTTATCTAATAGCTACTGATTGGCAAGCAATAAGAAAAGCTGAATCAGGCGTTGATTTTAAAGAAGGGGTTTCAGAGAATAGAGCTTTGGCAAGAAGCTTGCAAGATGACATAAACTCAACTACTACATTGGAAGAACTGGAACAAATCAATACTGAATTTAATGACTCTTAGCTTTGAATACGTTTTATCAATTCTTTTAACTTGTTTAGGTGTTCTTGTTTTTAGGTACATTAAAAAAAACGATGACAGATTGCAGGACTTAGAAAAAGAAATTGCTTTGATTAAGCAAGGTTATGCTTCAAAAGCAAATATTAATGATGGAATAAACAATCTTGAAAAGCAATTTGATATTAAATTCGATTCTTTAAAAAACACAATAAACATATATCACGCAAAGCTTACAGAAAAAATAGACGATAATTATAAATTTTTAGAATCACAATTTTCTCCAAAAAAATAATTTTAAATAAATTAACTTTTTTTTAATTAACTTTAGCTCATTAACTTTATTCTGAATTAGTTCTATTTGTTGTTGATTTATATCAACAAGAATTTTTTCTCCTAAATCTTTGTAAAAATCCAAACGCTTTTCATAAGAGGAAATTTTCTGATTTATTCTTTTTATTTCTAAATGAATTACAACTAAACTGAACATTTACTATTAATTAAATTATGTTTATTATTAAATAACAAATTCAACTAATTTTCAAATAATATGAAATACCTTACAAAAGCAGCAAAAGCAATGCTTAAAGCTATAATGATCTCACCAGTTAAAGTTGTATGTTATGAAGTGGCAAGAATAGCTATAGTCGCCATGCTTACAAAAATAACAAAATCAACTAAAAATGACTTGGACGACAAAATGATCAAGCCTATAATTGATTCTTTAAAAGCAAAAAAGAAAGATGCCTAGATTTTCAAAAAAATCAGACGAAGAATTAAAAACATGCGATATTAGGCTGCAACTTTTATTTAATGAGGTTGTAAAGCATTATGATTGTAAAATATTAGAGGGTTACAGATCAGAAGAAGACCAATTGCAACTATATGAAAATCGTCTTTCAAAAATTAAAAAAAGCAAACATAATTTACAGCCAAGTTTAGCAGTTGATGCTTGCCCTTATCCAGTGCCTATAAATTGGGGCAAGTCAGACGTTAAAGAGATGTTTAAATTTTATCATTTTGCTGGATTTGTGAAAGGTATAGCAAAGGCTCAAAACCTTAATTTAAGATGGGGCGGTGATTGGGACAGTGACAACGAATTTAACGATCAAACTTTTGACGATTTACTGCATTTTGAAATTAAGCTTTAAGGTGGGATTTCTTTTTATTAATAATTGCAATCCTTCCCAATTATTAAGCAAGAAAATATCATTATAATCTAGCAAGATTGTTAAACAGTCAGAATTATTAAAACTATAATTAAAACAGTTAAATACATTATTTTTCGATATATTTTGTATCTTTTTGTCTTTCACTTTTTTCACCATTTAAAATTTGCAAATTATGGTCAAAGTTTTGCAAGACTATTTCTGTGATATAGGAGGTTTTATCAAACTTATCCTTATATGACTTTGTTTCAAGCTTACCCTCCAAATAAATTAGATTGCCTTTTTTTAAGTAATTTTCAACAAAATTGATTAAGCTAGGCTTATTAATTCTTACTTTGTAAAACTGAGCCTTTTCTTTTTTCTCATTGGTCTTTTTGTCATAATATTTTTCATTAATTGCAACGTCAAATAAGGCTATTTTACCACCATTGTCAAAAGTTCTTATTATGGGGTCTTTTGTCAACCTACATATTATAATTACTTTGTTAATACTTCCCATTATATACCTATTTATTTGTTGTTATGTTATTATTTCCACAAGCTCAATATCTGGATAGCGTTTTAGAAAAAGCTTTTTCCTGATTGTGTAAGCATCTGTAATAGTTGGCTTTGACTTTATCTCTAAAATTTTTTTTTGGCTATTCTCTATATAAGAAGCCTCTGGAGTATAAGTTATAGCTCTTATCGCCTTTCCTTTACTATCTCTAAAAGATTCTTGTAGCATATATTTGGGCTTTATTTCTAAAGATGATATAAAGCCCTGCTGCTCTTTTATCATAAGGTTTTTTATATGCTTTAACTCTGCTTTTGAGTCGAATAATTCATTTTTATAAATAACTTTTTTATTTCTATATTTATTCTTGTAATTTTTCATAATTTAGTCATTATATTATAACTCGCATATCTCATCAAATCTCATAGCATTTATGAGGAACGGGGGAGGTCACTCCCTTGTTCACCTTTAATATAATTTTAAGCAAACTAAGCAAATCTAAATTTCTTTTGTAAAGGCACTTGAGGCAAAAGCTATTATAAAAAGCTAGAGCTTCATGATACGTTAATTTATACACAAAAGAGATGTAAGAGACTAATATTTTTTCCATGATTTTTAGTGATTAAGTTATTAAAAAAAAGCAGTGTTAAATTACTGCCATTTTGTAGAAGTAGTCGTTTTCGCAAGATTCTTTCAAATAGCTTTGATAATCATTATGCAATTCTTCTAATGCTTCGTTAATTCTATCAGTAAGCTTAAATCTCTGGTCAAGTTCGTATGCTTTCACCTTTTTTCCACAATTAGAAACAATTAAAACCTGATCTATTATAGAAATGGCATTAACACCTTTTTCAAAAAGATAGTTAGAAAAGTTCTCAACAAGTTTAGCTTCTGTATCTTCAATCCAAAACAAGTTTTCTCCAGTTACTTGGTCTTTAATATTTATTTGTATGTTTTTCATTTGATAAGTGATTAAGTTACAAAATATAATTACAGTATATATATTAAAATGTCAACATCTTTTGTAAGTTTTTTTTAATTTATTTTTAGTATTTAGCTCTAAAAAAGGCATTTTGCAAGCATAGGTTGCATTTTTGAGGGTTTTTATTCATAGCTAATTAATCTTGCACAAAAAAAACTACTTAATATAATGTGGGCAGATACTAATCGAGCGAGGGTTTTAATGCCCTCGTTTTTAATAATTGTTAATATTATAATGTTTATGTAGTTGAAGTTTTAATTTTTATGATTATCTTTAATTAAAAATATTAAAAGATTATGTACTGTGCAGATATAATAAAAAGCTGGAAACCAAGATTAGAAGCTATCAAAGATCAAAAGTTGCGAATTGATGGAAAGCTTTTTAGTTATGCTGATTTTATTAAGCAATTAAACAAAGGAAAAAAGCTCAATACATCAGTAAACTACTTTAGCAGAATTTTGAGAAATGATGTTAATTTAACAATTAAAAAAGTTGATTCTATTGAAAAGCTTTTGCGATATTATGAAAGTTTAGTTGCTACAAATAGCACTCACGATTAAATATTAGATCTTTTATTCTCTCAAAAAACGCTTGTTTTTGCTTAGTATCTTTTATTTCTGCAAAGCTTTGTAAAAACTTTAAAGTGTCTTTATCCACGTCTTTTTTATAATCAAAATCTGGTTTTTGCTCATACGAATTATAAAAAAAATCAACTTTGATGTTTATATATTGTGAAAATTGATAAAGGAAGCGTGCAGGAATTTTCATTTTGTTAGATTCATATTTGTAAATATGACTAATAGGGGTTTTTGTTTTTTCTGAAATTACTTTAATCGGCAAATTATGAATTTTCCTTTGCAATTTGATTAACTGGCCTAAACATTGATTAATTTTGTTATACATAATGAAATAAAAATTGAAAAGCCTCCTGTTTTCACAAGAGGCATATCATGCAAAAAAATGTTTTAAAAGACTAAACAAAATAATCAACCATAAGTATATATTTTAGCTTTTATTTTTCATCTCTTTAACAAGCAAAAGTATTTCTTTTTTTAGTTGGTAATCCTCAATATTGTTAAATTCTATAAACATCTCAAAATTGAGCTTGTCATAATAAAGATTAACTTCAAAGTCTTCAAAAAAATAAGAGGTGTTAATTTTGTAAAAATGAGCAATTTTAAAAAGTGTGGGAATGCTTATTCTTGATTCTCCTGTTTCGTACTTTTGAACTTGTGCGGATGTTATATTAAGAAACTCAGCGACATTCTGTAATGTAAGTTTATTAAGTCTCCTTAATATTCTAAGCTTAAAGCCTATCTTTAAAAATATTTTTTCTTGCATGATAAATAAATAATAAATCTTAAAGAAATCAAAAAAAAGTAATTATCAAGCTCTTATTCTAAAAATTAAGTTTTGCCTGGGATTTTGCTCGCCCTTTTGTTTGTTAATTTGCTTGTTAATTTGCTTGTTAATTTGTTTGTTAATTTGTTTGTTAATTTGACAAAAAGGAAAGCGTAAAAACCCTTATAAGCAAAGCAATAACTAAGTTAATTTTGTTTGTTATTCTGCTTGTTATTCTGTTTGTTATTTTGTTTGTTATTTTGTTTGTTAAACTGCTTGCCCTTT